CTGAAACAGATGGGAACGCCAAGCGCATTGTTGAATGTGTAAATGCGATGGAAGGCATCGATGACCCAGCAGCCGCGCGTGTGATATTGGATGAGCCACAGACCCGTTACGCTAATGACATGCTTGAAGTGTTGAGGATGTCCATTACTCGTAAGCTAGGTTGGGAAGAGGCACGCGATACTTTGCTAGCCAAAGTGAGGGGTAAATCATGAAACAGTTTATTGTATTCCTATCGCTGCTCTCAGTGCTGGGCTGCAATGCTCCAGCGGCTACAACACCCTTGGCGGCGTCCACCACAAGCCCAGTGACAGTCATTCCTGTGCCCGTGGTAACCCCTGTGGTGGTAGTGACCCCTACTCCCACCCCGACCGTCACGCCTACCCCCACACCCACCGTGACGGTGGACACCTTTGAGTCATCTCAAGCTTTCCCCATCTGCTCAGCCTTTTTCAATTGGGATAGCGAGACGACTACTATTGCTGTTGAGTACGATGGCTACACTTACAACTTCGCAGGGATTGGAGTGACTGTCACCTACTCGACAGGGCCTTACGATGGACAGACTCAAGAGGTGTCTACACCCGTTACTATCGGATGGGGTGGTAACGGAGAGGTTTATCTTTGCTCAGTGGAAGTGAGTGGTGGGGCAATAACGAAAATTAACCAGGATGTGAATTTATGAAAATGAAAAAGAAAACATGCAAGCGTGGCAAGCGGGTACTCGCGCGCATTAAGTGGTGGGATAAGAATGATGGCAATGGGATAGCTACAGCGGTGGATGGCACAGAGTATTACATTGATTCATCTTCGATGGCCCTCAAGTACACTCCGCGCGACAGTGATTTTATTTTCCTCTTTGAAAATCTCTCTATCACCCACACACGTTGCGGGCTGGATGTTCTACCCACTGGTGTTACTGAATTGACGAAGTGTGAATTTCAGATAGCTTCAAGCTTGAGATGTGCGCAAGCTCAGCTTCAATCCGTGCAAAGGCAGATATTGCATCTTAGACGCGTTAGGCTGGGTAAAGTATGAAAGGCGTGAAGACCCTCTATGCCAAGATACCTGTCATTACTCTCACTGAGCTGCTCAATTCAGCTTTCAATGATGTTGACTACGCTGACGATGAAAGCCCCTACAAGCGCAAGATACACCGTTGCATTGCCACAGCTGAGAGAGCTATCAAGATAGCGACACTCCGCGCTCAACCCCGACATGAGAAAAAGAAATGAGTAAAACTCTAATTATCTATTTGCTGTTTATTGTGGGCTTGGTATTGCTTGCGGTGTTCTATCCAGGAATGACTACACAGGTATGAAAATGAAAGACATCAGATTGCGCTTGCCGCATTCCATGGTGTTGAGATAGGAATATTCTTTCGAAAAGCTTTACAAGATGAATTGGCTAAGCGTGAGGGGCAATGTCCTTCTTGCGGCCACAAACTTAAGTGGGAAAAACTGACATGATGAAGTTAGGTGACCTTGTGGGATTTAGTGACGAAGAGTTAGAGCAGTTGACCTATGACATCGCGGAGTGTAACAGGGCTCTTGCCGATCCAGGTTTTAAGGCTCTCATCCTCTCTTGTGCTTTCGTCAACACGGACGACACCTCACAACAGGTGTGGGATAAGGTGAGCACTGATGTGGTCATGTCTCGCGAAACACTCACCAATCTTGGCTGGTGGGCAACGCATGAAAGCCACACCATCGCGGAGGAAGGCGGTGGGGGTGTTGTCACCTGCAATCGCCCACTCTATGACACTGAAGAGTCACCCGCGCGCTCCAATACCCAATTGCATGAGCGGTGTCACATGCCCGATTGCGGTTACAGCCACAGAAGCCCCACCGATTATTTCTCTGTGCCCTACCAAATGGGCAACAGGCTTGAATCGTGGCTGAGAGCTAACCCCATTCCACCCACACAATGAATCAGGGGAGTAGAAAGGAATGAACCGCACTGAGTCCGAAAGGCTGGCCGAGCACATCCTAGAGAAGGGGGAATGGATGAAATACCGCACGCACAAAGCGCATCGCTTTTTTGATGGCGACGAAACTGCGTTTCTATTTAAGGACCGGCGCTGTCTTGGGGTTATTTCCCCGGATCATCGACCTGTTGATGATCTCAGGCTTACTGAGGATTGGGATAATGTGGACTGCAAAAACTGCCTGAAGCATCGGCCTGCGGAGCTCATTCCTGAAAGCCTTCGAGCAGCATTAGGCGCTCAGAACGCAATTAAGGATGTTCCCGCAGAGACTACGCTTGAACGCGAAAGGCTTGCCGCCGAGTGGCGAGAGCAACACACTGACGAGCCAGTTTACGCAGAGACTGCGAGCAATCCAGAGGACCACGACAGAAATTGCGAATATGACGGCAAGGCTTGGCGCTGCGGCCAGAGTTGTCCCGTAAAGCCTACAAAGGAATAGTCAGAATGACCGAAGCAAGTGAAACCCTCGAATCCATGATCGCAGAAAACCGTGTCATTCGCGGAAATTGGGTAGGTACGGACGCGCAAGGCCGTGAAACCGCGTGCCTACTCGCGGCCATCTCGGTTGACGTTCGTAAAAACCTTTCCCCGCGACACTGCCCGGCAGACATTATGCCGCCATGGCTCGCGCACCTGACGCCATTCATTGATGATCGCGGGAGCCTTGAGGCGTGGCCGGGCGTAATCCGCCGCTATGCTAAGCTCGCGGCCCGCTGGCACGTTCTGACGCCAGAAGCCTGGCAACGCGCCGAATGGCGCTGTAAACGCGCAAGCGTGATCGAAGCAAAATCACATACCAAAAACGTGCGTTCCGTCCTTGTCTGCGACAAGGTGATTGCGCTCTTGGATCGCGCAATCAACGGAACCACGCCGCCTACCGAAGAATGGGAAGCAGCAAGAAAAGAGGCGGCGAAGTGGGAGGCGGCGAAGTGGGCGGCGGCGGAGGCGGCGAAGTGGGCGGCGAAGTGGGCGGCGGAGGAGGCGAAGTGGGCGGCGGCGGCGGCGGAGGCGGCGGCGGCGGAGGCGGCGGCGGAGGCGGCGAAGTGGGCGGCGGCGGCGGCGGCGGAGGCGGCGAAGTGGGAGGAGGCGAAGTGGGAGGCGGCGGAGGCGGCGAAGTGGGCGGCGGCGGAGGCGGCGGTGGACCGAATGATTACCGCTTGGTTTGAAATCCTCGAAGACGAAATTACACAGGCTGAGTTGAGTCCCTGAGATGACCCGCGTTAGACCCGTTAAAGGAGTTTTTACAGTATGAATATAGAAACAAGATTCGGCATCGGCGATGAGCATTGTCAGACACATGGAAATGTCAGGCATCGCCAGTGCGTGAGAGGAGTGCAAGTATGAAAGGCTATGAATATTGGGCAAAGCAGGCCATGGCACCTTTGGACACCATCGCTGAAACTTATGCTGAAATGAGTGACCGTCCACGCCGTGAGCACGACTACATAGCCGGGTTTAAGCGTGGACGCGAAAAAGCCGCCGAATTGATTGAGGGGTTTCATAATCCTAAATTCAACGGCGTCCCGTTGCTCATTCGCGCAATCGGCGAAGGCGATACGTCGGACATGGAACGTCCCTGAGATGACTCACGCATCTACCTGCATTGGGTATGTTTGCACCTGTTATAAGTCTAGGCAGCCACCTGGAAAGCAACTGCTTTTCTTTTGCGGCTGTGGTGATGGTAGCTGTGATGGATGGCAATATCACTTCTATGTTTCACACCCGCGACATTATGCATTTCAAACGGATAGCTAAGGCCAGTAGAAGAGATTAGCCTTGACAATTTGCCTTTCTGGCTCTTTTCTCCTAAGATTAACATCTAGGGGTGAAGACGAATGGTATCGAAGAAAAAGAAGAGCAGGAAGCTCACTGTCAGACAGAAGAAATTTGCTAAGTATTACGCGGCTACAGGCAATGGCACCCAGTCTGCCAAGAAAGCCGGATACTCTAAAAAGGCTGCTGGAGTAGTGGCCCATGAAACCCTACAAAATCCTAATGTCAAAAAAGCAATTCATGAGGCTTTGGAAGAATCTTTAGCCAAAGCCCAGCTCAAATCAGACCACGTGATTGAGCAACTCAGGCGCATTGCTTTCGCTGACATTGGTGAAGCGTATCTCCCTAACGGACAGCTCAAGCACCCGATGGAGATGGATGAGATTACTCGCGCCGCTGTGCAATCCATTGAGATAGATGAAATCACGGTGGCAGGCGGATTTAAGATAGGCGACAAGAAAAAGCTTAAGCTTGCCGACAAGATTAAAGCACTTGAGCTGATAGGTAAGAGCTTTGGCATTTTCAAAGATGTGCTGGAGACTGACAACACGCACACGATTGATGCGACAGATGAGCAAGTGAATGCTTCCTTCGAAAAATTCAAAGCCGGTCTATAAGATTGGCTTAGACGACAGGACAGCGCGAAAAGCATGCGAAGCTGATCAGCTTGATTTCACGCGCTACTTTTTCAAGTTGAGACAAAACGCTTCCTTCCTAGTCAACTGGCACCATCGCATGATGGCAGACAAGCTACAGGCCGTGATGGATGGGAAGATTAAGAATCTCATTATCAATCTACCGCCAGGCGGTACGAAGACCGAAATGGTCATCATCAACTTCATCGCGCGTGGGCTTGCGCTTAACCCTTGGTGTCGCTTCTTGCACTTGTCCTACTCAGATGACTTAGCCCTTTCCAATTCGAAAGCAGCGCGTGACTTAGTTCAGTTGGATGAGTTTCAAAGAAAGTGGCCTATCCCCATTGCAGATGATGCGAAGTCTAAGAAGCGATGGAACGTGTTGGTGGATGGCAAAGAAGCGGGTGGGGTTTATGCCACATCATTAGGTGGACAGGTGACAGGCTTCAGAGCAGGGCATATGCGCCCTGGCTTTAATGGCGCGCTCCTGGTGGATGACCCACTGAAGCCTAACGACGCTTTTTCAAAAGCAAAGCTCAATGAAGCCAATCGTCTTCTGATCAACACGGTGAAGTCACGCTTGGCTAATCCCGATGTGCCCATCATCCTCATCATGCAGCGTATTGCGGAGGAAGATCCATCAGGCTTTGTGATGGCAGGTAACCTAGGGCTCAACTGGGAAAAAGTGATTGTGCCTGCTGTGATTGATGATGACTATGTTTCTAAGCTTGAGCCAAAGTACCAAAGCCTACTTACGCGAGATGCGGAAGGTAGATTCAGCTATTGGCCCTACAAAGAGCGCATTGGGGATTTGCTGCAAATGGAATCGGGTCAAGCCCCTGACACCATGGGTGGCAGGATGTCCCGTCATGTTTTTAGCTCCCAGTACCAGCAAGCTCCACGCGCCATCGGTGGTAACATCATCAAGGGTGAGTGGTTTCACCGCTACACCATCCTACCCAAGATCAAGTATCGGCGCATGTATGCGGATACGGCTCAGAAGACTAAAGAACGTAACGATTATTCAGTCTTGGCTGTGTATGGCTTGGGTGATGACAACAAACTCTACTTGCTGGATCAGTTGAGGGGCAAGTGGGAAGCTCCAGAATTAGAAAATAGAACGAAAGCTTTCTGGGCTAAGCACAGCGTGGTGGATCCAAGCCTTGAGTGGGTCAAAGAGCATCCCGCTGATGAACGCTGGCAGGGCCAGCTTCGCAAGCTCTTGGTGGAAGACAAGGCCAGCGGTACGGGGCTTATTCAGAAAATAAAACTTCTCAATCAAATCCCTATTGAGGGCATTGAACGCCACAAAGACAAATTGACGCGGGCCATGGATGCTCAAGGCTACTTAGAAGCGGGCATGGTTTGCGTGCCTGAAAACGCGCCTTTTACGAGTGATTTTATCGAAGAGGCAGAAGCCTTCACGGCTGATGACTCTCACCCGTTTGATGACCAGCTAGATCCACTTTTTGACGCGGTCCAAGATATGTTGTCTACTAAGAATAAGCTTGCAACATGGGCGAAGCTGATTGAGGGATAAGAGACATGGCAAAAAAGCGCACACTAGCAGGCATACAAAAGACATCGGACGGTTTTCGAAATTTAGCGATGCGGTTAGGTGTTGCCCCTCTTGGCCAAGAACAATCGGCTGATAATCAAGTTTCATTTGGTGCCTATCAATTCAATCTTCTGACTCGCAATCGCATCCAGCTTGAAGCTGCTTACCGTGGCTCATGGATTGTTGGGCGCGTAGTGGATTGCGTTGCTGAAGACATGACCAAAGCAGGCATCATCATCAACACCAATGATGGGGCTGATCAGATTCAAGATTTCAAAGTGCAGATGTCGAGACTTCAAGTCTGGCAACGGATTAGAGATGCCACAGCATGGGGGAGACTTTATGGCGGAGCTATTGGGGTGTTTCAGATTGACGGGCAAGATCTTGAAACGCCACTTGATCCCGAGACGATTTCGGAAGGACAGTTTCGCGGTATCGCCGTATATGATAGGTGGCAGCTTAACCCTGTCCTCTCTCAAGTCATCAATGAAGGCCCAGACATCGGGCTTCCTGCTTTCTATGACATCGTTCTAGGAAATAATCTGAATGACCCTGCACAGGTACCGGGTGCTGGCTCTGAAACTGTCGCGCCCATTCAAA